ATCTTCTAACCAAAATGAAGAAACTGAAAAGAATTCTGAAAGCGATATCCAGACGGAAAAGGCAAGAGAGACTGAAACGTAACTATAAAAAGTATTCATTGCAGATCCCGCGCCTGATGAAATCAGAAACGACAATGGAACTTGATTTCGCGGCCGGATATCTGATCGGGCAGTTCGAAGCCGCCTACGAATACGGGGAGTTGTCGGAAAAACAATACGACGAACTGACACAGATCGTTAATTATATCCACGAAGGGGAAAGACAAAAAAAGGAAAATGAATAAAAGAAAAAGCGGATTACAGAAGATAAAAACTTCCGTGATCCGCCTTTTCGAACGATATCGAAATCTAACCAAAACCATAATACACCCGGAAGGAGTGAAAAGTCAATGAAAAAGACATATGAAAATAGCCACTTAGAGTGGCTGACGCAAAAAGATATAGAAGCGAATAACGAAAGCGAATTTTACGTGATCGTACAGGTAAGTGAAAAAATCGCTTGCCCGGTTATACGGGTAAAAAATAATCTGCAATGTGAAATTTGCTTTTTATGCGAAGTGGTAGATCGGGAAGAATACGAAAAAACCACGCAGAAAGGGAAAATCAAAGAACTGAAAAAGAAGATCCATAAATTAAAGGAAGAGAAAGACGATCTTTCGGGAAGGCTAGACGCGGCCGCGGAAATCGCAAGCGCAGAGGTACGCAAACGTCAGAAAGCGGAAGAAACGATCGAAGAAATGAAAGCCGGGTTCAGGGAACTAGAACGCGTGTTCGGAGATTTACCGCCGGAGATCGTTTCGTTATACAGAATACCAGACCGGAAAGGGTAAAAAACAGAACGCGTGTTTCTTCTATATATAAGAAAGAAATCTTAACCGTCCTTGTAATGGGTATTAACAAATCAGACACTATTGTTTTTATATATAAAATAAATAAATACATACATGGACGGGAAGGGGGATTCTATGAAGCAGAAACGAAGCTATGATAACTACGACTACAACGAAGCGTATCAGCATGATCTTGACAAAGAGATAGAGAAGGCAGCAAAAGAGAAGTTCAGACGTGAGAATCCCCTGTTGATAGATTTCGAAGAACAGTGGAAAGAGCAGCAGACAAAACTTGAAGAATGGGAATACGAACGACTGTTGAAAGAAGGGAAGGTGGAAAGCCTTTACAGAACATCAACGATCAAGTGTAAAAACATAAAATCCGGGAAAGAGATTGCGGAAGTGATGATCTATCCGTCTTTCTATAACCGGGCAGATATGCCACACACGAAGAAAAAGAGAGAAACGAAGCCGTCACAAAGGAATCTGAACGACAAGAACGCCCGCCGATATGTGATCCGCCTTGCGAATATCAATTTCGGTTCAGGGGATATCTGGGCGACGTTCGGGTGGGACGATCGCTACATACCGGAAGACATAGAGAGAGCAAAAAAGGACGTGACGAATTTTATCAAGCGAGTGAACCGCAAGAGAAAGAAACGTGGGTTCGATAACATGAAATATATCTACGTTCTGGCGGTGGACGATTACACACGCCCACATTTTCACATACTCATGAGCGGCGACGGCGTGGACCGCGACGAATTAGAAGCAATGTGGGGGAAATGCAAGCGACCGAACACACGCCGGGTAAAACCAGACGAAGATTTCGGAATAACAGGCCTTGCGACCTACATTTCCCAAAATCCGCACGGGACAAAACGGTGGTGCAGTTCAAAGAACCTGAAAAAGCCACCAGAGCCGACAAGATCATACCGGAAATTCAAGAAACGCCGTGTTGAGAAAATGGCAAAGGATCACGAAACACTGAAACAGAGCCTTGAAAAAGAATACGTGGGCTATCGCTTTTTGGACGCCGAAGTGAAGTTCAACACAGTGACAGCCGCGTTTTACATATACGCAAGAATGACAAGAGACTGAAAGGGGAGATCAAATGGCGGTCAAATTACAAAACATGAAAAATTCAGAGATCACGGAGCAGATAAAACTTTTTAATTGGGCGCGGTCGGTCCGGGAATTCATACCGGAATTAAAATTATTGCACCATATCCCGAACGAAGGGAAGCGGACGAACGGCGCATTGCTGAAAGCTGCCGGAATGGTATCGGGCGTTCCCGACCTATCACTTCCGGTAGCACGCCGGGGATTCAACGGTCTGTACATCGAAATGAAATTCGGGAATAACAAGCCGACAAAAGATCAGGTCGAATTTTTGACTATGTTAAAAGATCAGGGCTATAAAACGGCCGTTACATATTCGGCAGAAGAAGCGCGAAGTCTGATCCGGCATTATCTGGCACGGGCAGACAACTTCGATCTGGTTAATTGCGAGGAAGCCCCGAAAATATTCGGGTGTTGCGAAGGTATCGAAGCAGACTGGACGCCGTGCGCGAACTGTGAACTGTACAAGAAAAATAAACAGCCGGAATGGTAGGAAGGAGAAAAGACAATGTTTGTAAGATTAAGAGATTTTAAAAGACTGATAAAAGAAGCCTACACGGGAGCGGGCTTATACGTTGCACGCCGGGGAAATCAGTTGCTTTTCGGCGGCTCATACTGGGCGATCGCCACGACGAAAGAATCACTGGATAAAAAGGCACTGGCAGCAGTGATCGAATTAACGGGAGAAATGCCGGAAGATGGGGGGGCTTTCAAGGCGACGAAGGAAGCCAACCAATACGAGATCAACGAAGTACACTGGAATTTAATAGACGCGACAGAGCAATACGAAGACGAAGAAGAGAAACTGACAGTGACGCGCCTTGTATTAAACAAACACCCATACGGTCAGACCATGCGGATTCTACAGGCAGAAGACGGACGGGTGGACGTACTGGGAGAAGGATTTATACAGGCAATCGATCCGGCATCAATGAACACCGATTACGAATACGAGATCGAGGGGCCGTTTATCAATCGCCGTTTCCTAAAACAGGTATATTGGAAAAGCGAAGCAACAACCCTGACCGCCTTTCTGTACGACCGCGACGATATGAAAGAAAAAGATCTTCTGGACTATTTGCAGAATACGAAGATCGAAGGATAAGGAGAAACGGCCATGGCGTATAAACTGGATAAAAACACAAAAACGATTGTCCGGGCAATCATGAAGGATCAGGAGAAGCGAGACAGGAGAAAACACACTGGGCAGTATACGGCGTTCGACCGACGGGCAGACAAGGCAATCGAAGAAGCAAAAGAGAATATCGGACTGCAAGGATTCACGGGAAGCACACGCGATCAGGTTATCGAGAAGATTTGTCAGAGTTTGAAGGATAATACGCCGTGGGAATTGTTAGGGGAAACATATTGTTGCCGCCGCCTATTCTACGAATACCGGAAAGAATTCTGTTATCACGTGGCAACGTCAATGGATATGATCGGCAGCAGTAGGAAGACAGGTCAGAAATGACCGGACGCAGAAGATAGAATGGAGAGTGACAAGTGGCGAAAGAATATGCAAAAGCCTTTTACAATTCCGAAGCATGGAAGAAGACACGGAAAGCATACTACGACAGCAAGGGCGGAATGTGCGAGCGTTGTCAGAAAGAATTCGAAGAAGGCAAACGCAGCTTGAAAGAAGTCAACATCGGAACGATAGTGCATCACAAGAAATGGATCACGCCGAAGAATATCAACGATCCGAACGTCACGTTGTCGTGGGATAATCTGGAAGTCGTGTGCGACGAACACCACAACACAGAGCATCACGGCAAGCCGAAGCGATACAGGTTCGATCGTGACGGCAATATCATTCCGACAAAATCATTTTCCTGAAAATCAAAAACAGATCAGCCAAAAACAAAAACGAAATCGCGAAAAGCGCGCCAACCACTCCCCCCCCGGTGGTACAAAAATTTTGTACCAGAAAGAACCGAGGGAGTTAGGTAAAAAAAACTCTCCGCAGGCGCGCGCACGTGAGAGGGGGTGTAAATGCATGGATTTAGAGAAAGATAGAGAGGTAAAACCAAAAGAAGATCAGGTTTTACCGGAGTTATTGAAACTTCTGGAAATATTCAGAGATTTGCCGGAAGCACGGAAAAAGAACCTGAAAACGAGACTGAAAAAAGAAGCAGCGGGCGAGATTTTAACCGAAGCAGAGGTCGAAAAGGAACGAAAAAAGATCATGGAATTGTTCAAGGACGTTGAGGACGACCGGAAAAAGAAAATGATCGAACGCAAGGCAAAAGAAATGGCTTTTCAGGCCGTGGCGATCCGGGAAGCGAAATACTCAATCATGACGGAAGGGTTAAAGACCGAAGTTGTCAACGGCTCACAAAGATACATGAAAGAGAATCCGGCAGTTGCAACCTTCGACAAATATTCACGGGCGTATAACTCAAATATCGACAAACTGATCGAGTATTTACCACAACAGCAGACGGAGAAAATAAGCAAGTTGGCAGCGTTCAGAAATGCATAACGTATATGTGAATTACATTGTCGAATATCACGACAAGATCGAACGCGGGCAGATCATAGCGGGAAAATGGATAAAGAAAATTTATAAAATCCTAGTTGACGGCATAAAATCCGGCGACTGGGATTTTGACGCAAAAAAAGCAAATAAGGCAATCCAGTTTATCGAAAATTTCTGCCACCACTCAAAGGGACGGAACGACCTTTTCAAGTTGGAACTATGGCAGAAAGCTATTGTTTCGGCAATTTTCGGAATACTGGATAAAAAGACACATAGGCGGCAGTTTCGGGAAATCTTTCTTTTAGTCGGACGTAAGAACGGGAAAAGCCTTTTCGCGGCGGCAATTATGGCATATGTGGCGTATATCGACGGAGAATACGGCAGCGAATTATATTGTCTTGCGCCGAAACTAGATCAGGCTGATATCGTGTACGACAGCTTTTATAAGATCACACAAGCAGAAGAAGAACTGGCAGAAGTGACAAAGAAGCGGCGATCCGATATCTACATAGCGGAATTAAACACCACAATCAAAAAGATTGCGTTCAACGCAAAGAAGGCGGACGGATTCAACCCAACCATGACGACTAACGACGAAATGGAAGCATGGCCGGGCGATCAGGGCTTGAAGCAGTACGAAGTTATGGTATCAGGTACAGGAGCGCGAACAGAGCCGATCACGCTTTCTACATCAACCGCAGGATATGTCAACGACGGAATCTTCGACGAACTGATGAAACGATCAACAGCTTTCTTGAAAGGATCAAGCAAAGAAAGACGACTGCTTCCGTTCCTGTACATGATTGACGATCTGGAAAAGTGGAACACAAAAGAAGAACTGGCAAAAGCTAACCCGAATTTAGGTGTATCGGTTCAGTGGGAATTCTTCGAAGAACAGATCGCGATCGCGCTACAGTCGTTATCAAAAAAAGCGGAATTCATGACGAAGTATTGCAACATCAAGCAAAATTCTTCGATTGCATGGCTTGACTACGAGACGGTAGCGAAGGCAGCAGGACAACCGCATACACTGGACGACTTCCGGGGTTGCTATTGCGTGGCCGGTATCGACCTTTCACGAACAACCGACCTGACAGCCGTTTCGTTGGTTATCGAAAAGGGCGGAAAGAATCACATTATCACACAATTTTTCATGCCACAGGAACGATACAACGTGGCAATCGACGAAGAAGGCGTCCCATACAACATTTTCAAAGAACAGGGCTATCTCACGATATCAGGAGAACATCAGGTAAATTACAAAGATGTGTTCGCGTGGTTCGTGCGCCTGATAAAAGAATATAAGATCAGGCCACTAAAAGTCGGTTACGACAGATATTGCGCGGGTTATCTAGTGGAAGAAATGAAAGAATCAGGCTTCCACATGGACGACGTATATCAGGGAACGAACCTGACGCCTATATTAAACACCTTCGAAGGGGATCTGAAAGACGGAATGTATTTGATTGGAGAAAACAACCTGTTAAAATCCCACCTGTTAAACGTGGCCGTTCAGATCCAGACAGACGACAGCAGAATGAAACCTGTCAAGATCGAAAAGCGGGCGCATATCGACGGAGCGGTATCGATCTTCGATGCACTGGCTGTAAAAATGAAATACCACAAGGAAATCGGCAGACAATTACAAAATGCAGCATAAGAGAGGGCGCGCGCCCCTCTCTTTTTGTATATAAAAACAGGTCAGAAATGAACGCACTTAAAAGATAAACTGAACTGTGAATAAAGCCGAAAGGGGGTAGAACGAAACGGGAATATTAAAAGATTTTGCGACATTCCGCAGAATGAAGTTTAGTCCGATATTCACAATCCGGGGCGAATACAACGCGGTGGCGGATATGGACGCAAGCGATATCATCGGATCAATAACAAACTGTATCGCAACGAACGTCGGAAAGCTGACACCGCAGTTGATCCGCACAGATTCGCGCGGAATGATGATTCGCGACGATTATCTGGCGAAACTTCTTTCTTTGCGTTGGTCGCCGGAATTGTCCGTATACGACGCACTGTACAAAATGGCGGCGCAGCTTGTCAGAAAATCCAATGCATTCGCAGTGATTTTTTACAATGACGATTTTTCCAAGGTCAAAAGCATTGTACCGATCACGACGCGCGGGTTCAGAGTGTGGGAAGACGAAGAAACCGGAGCAATGTTATTCCGCTTCACGTGGGATTATGACGGGAAGATCTACACGGTCCCGTATCAATCCGTAATCCACCTGAAAGCAAGATTCGACAGAAAGCGTTTTTTAGGATCTGAACCAGATCCGGCACTAAAAAACACACTGGAATTACTGGACGCAACCGGACAGGCATTGCGGAATCTGGTTAAAAATTCTGCTAACCTGAAAGGTTATCTGAAATATAACAACTTCGCGGACGATGAAGAACTGAAAAAGAAAGTAAAAGAATTTCAGGAAGCATACATGGACGCGAGCAACGAAGGCGGACTGGGTGGACTGGATAACACAATGGAATTTCACGAAATCAACCAGAAAGCCCCAACTATTCCGACGCTGCAATCGCAGTTTTTACGCGATAACGTATACCGGTATTACAACGTGAACGAAAATATTTTGATGTCAAAATTTTCAGAATCAGAGTGGAACGCATTTTACGAAAGCGTGATCGAACCGATCGCCCTTCAATTATCACTTGAATTCACATTCAAATTACTGACGGAGAGGGAAAGAGGATTCGGAAACAAGATCGTATTTTCTTCAAATCGTTTACAGTATGCGACATTGCAGACACGATCAACAATCGGATCGGTTCTGTATGACCGAGGAATTATCACAATCAACGAATTCCGGGAACTTCTCTACTATGAGCCGATCGAAGACGGCGACGTGAGAATGGTATCACTGAACTACGTGAAAGCGGACGATCAATCACTGTACCAGACGGGGCAGCAGGACGGAAGCGGCGGCAATGGACCGCCGGAAGGCGACGGACAGCAGCAGGCGGCGAAAGTACCGCTTGAAATGCTCATGAACGCTATCTATGTACAAGCAAAACTGAAAGGGGGCAAACAATGGCGGACGTATTAAAAGGGCTTGAAATCAAAAACATGACCGACATTTCCGCGGATCTCTACTTTTACGGCGATATCGTGTCGGACTGGTGGGGAGCATGGCAGAACGAAGATCAGTACCCGGACGCAATCAAGAATTTTCTTTCACAGGCAGAAGGAAAAGACTTGAATGTATATGTTAATTCCGGCGGCGGATCAGTGTTCGCAGGAATGGCGATCTACAACATGATTAAACGCCACGGAGAAAAAAACAAAGTGAAAGTATACGTGGACGGCTTGGCCGGTTCGATTGCATCCGTAATCGCATTTGCGGGAACAGAGCCGCCGGAAATTCCGTCGAATGCATTCTTGATGATTCACAAGCCATGGGGCGCAATTTCCGGCAATGCGGACGAAATGCGAAAAATGGCGGACGATCTGGATAAAATACAGACCGGAATCATGAACGTATACGAAGAACATCTGGCGGAAGGCGTCACAATCGATCAGGTGGAAGCGCTGGTAAACGCCGAAACATGGTTAGATGGCAAAGAAGCGGCGAAGTATTTCAATATCGCACAGACAGACGCGGCCGATTATGTGGCAGCAGTCGGCGACTATTTGAGCCACGCAGGAAAGTTGCCGGAAAAATTCAAATCACACCAGAAACAGCAGGAACAGACACCGAAGGGGCCTACACCGGAAGAACAGGCGAAAGCGGCAGCAGACGCCGAAAAAAGAAACCAGATCAAAAGATTATGTATCGAGGGAATGACGAAAGGAGAATAAAGCGAATATGAAGCATGAAGAACTTGTGAACATGAACATGAAAGACCTGAAAGCAAGACTGAAAGAGATCGGCACACAGGCACAGACAGCAGAAGGCGAAGCACTGGACGCCCTGACAACCGAAGCTGAAGACATTAACGGCATTTTACAGGACATTCAGAACCGCGCAAATATCGCGGGACTGGCAGCGCAGGCGGGCGACAATGCCGAGGAAGGAACACCGGGAGAGAAAGGCGACGACGTGAAGAATAAAAAACGTGAAGAAAGAGGACGGAGCCTGAAAGACGGAAAAACAGTACAGTTCAACGCAAAGGTAGCGTTCGGATCTGTACAGAATGCGCTTTCTGTCACACAGGCAGTCACACCAAAACACACAGCGAGCGACGTAAAAGAGACATTCAACGACGTTTCTTCACTGGTGGATCGTGTCAGAGCAATTCCGTTAAATGGCGGCGAAACATATCAGAGAGGATATGTAAAAAGCTACGGCGACGGCGCAGGAAGCACAGCAGAAAGCGCAGACTATAGCGCAACAGAACCGACATTCGGTTATGTAACCATGGAAAAACAGAAGATCACAGCATACACAGAAGAACCAGAAGAAATGGTTAAACTTCCGAACGCTGACTACGATTCTGTAGTAGAAGGATCTGTCACACGCGCAATCAGAAAGTACATGAATCGACAGATCATGATCGGGGACGGTACAAGCGGAAAATTCAAAGGTATTTTCCACAACCCGACAAAAGCAGCCGAACAGGTTATTGATCCGGAAACAGACCTTTCTATGAAGGCGATTACAGACGAAACACTGGACGATATTATCTATGGTTACGGCGGAGATGAGGAAGTGGAAGACGTTGCCGTTCTGATCCTGAACAAAAAGGATCTGAAAGCATTTGCGAAACTGAAAGATAAACAGGGACGCAAATTCTACACGATCGTAAACCACGGAAACACCGGAACAATCGACGGTGTACCGTATGTTATCAATTCCGCTTGCAAAGCTGTGACAGACGCGCAGACTTCAACAGCGGAATACTGCATGGCATATGGGCCACTTAGCAACTACGAAATGCCGATCTTTTCTGATATCGACGCGAGAAAATCAACCGATTACAAATTCAAACAGGGACAGATCGCATACAGAGCGGACATTTTCGCGGGCGGTGCGGTTGCCACATATAACGGATTTATCCGCGTGAAACGACCGGAAACAGGAAAATAAGAAACAGGAAGGACGGCTAAACAATGACATATAACGAACTTGTGGACGCGGCAAAATTGCGCGCCCGAAAACTTTCAAACGATGTATTAGACGAAGACGTGAAAACTCACGTCAATTTCGTACTGGCAGACCTGAAAAGAATCGGCGTAAATGAAGAAAAGTATCTGAAAGCCCCGGAAGATCCGATAGTCATTGGGGCCGTCCTTGCTTATGTAAAAGCATATTACTGCATGGATGAGTACCATGACAAGTGGGCGGCCGCCTACGATATGCATTTAACCAGAATCAAAGGGGGCGACTACAAATAGACGCATATATCACACTGGTTGAACCGGGAGAAACCAAAGAAGAAGACGTCAAAAACGGCGTGATCGCAACCGTTGAACCGATCGGGCGTGATGAATTTGTGGCAGCAGGACAAAAGGGTATGAAAGCCCGCCATAAGTTCAACGTATGGGCTAACGAATACAACGACGAACAGGAAGTCGAATACAACGGCCGCCGCCTGACGATATACCGAAGTTACGGCCCGAAGGACGACGGAAAAATCGAACTGTACGCAGGAGAAAGGGCGGGCAATGTATGAAAGTAAAGATCGACATTGACGGGCTTTCCGACGCGGTACAAGAAGAACTGAAAAACTGGCAAGAAGACACGTGTAACCCGGTTCTAAACGAAGCATACAAAGCCGGAGCAGAAGAAGGGAAGAAAGTTCTTTTGCAGGGCGGACCGTACAAGGAGCGCACCGGGAAGTATACGAAGGACTGGGACGTAACGAAAAGGAATACCAGAGTCGGAAGGATAACCGACACAGAATGGTATTCGGTACACAACAAAAAACATTATCAATTAACACACCTTTTACAGAACGGACACGCAAGCAGAAACGGCGGGCGTGTCAAAGCCTATCCGCATATCGACAGCGCGGAAGAAAAGGCAGAAAAGGCAGCGACAGACTATATCGAGGATAAGTTAGGGGGATAACATGCCGACGATTGAAGAAATCATCAAAAGAGCAACGGCGATCGGGCTTCCGATCACGAAGAACGCATGGAAGAAGACAGCGAAAAAGCCGATCCCAGATCCGCCGTATATAGTCTATCTAGTTAGCGAAGACCAGAGGGGCGACGATAACAAGAACACAATCCGGGAAATTGACGGATCAATAGAACTGTACACAGACAGAACGCCGGACGAATCACTGGAAGGACGGATCGAAGAAGAAGTTCTTTCCGATCTGTCGTTCAGAAAATATCAGACGGAGATCACTTCCGAAAACATGGTTCAGACGGCGTATGAATTCAATATCACGCAGAAGAAAGGCAGGAAATAGAAATGGCAGAGACAGAAAGAATCATTCTGGGATCTGGAAACGTCCATATGAAATTATTTGATGGGAATCTGCCGTCAGTTGATGAAATTTGCACAGACGAAAATCAGATCTCATACATTCAGGGCGGCGCGACCATTGAGTACAAGCCGAGTTATTACACGGCAAAGGACGACACAAGAAAGATCCAGAAAACCGTTATCACAGACGAAGAAGCCACAATGAAAAGCGGCTTAATGACATTTTGCGGAAACACGCTTGAAAAGATCTGTGATACCGCCCGCGTAAGCTATGCGGAAAAGACTTCGAGCAAAAAGAAAAGAAGAATCGTAAAGGTCGGCGGCGGAAACAATCAGGGCAGAAAGAAATATGTAATTTGTTTCCACCATGAAGATCCGGTGGACGGCGATATCTGGGTAATGATTGTCGGAAACAATCAGGCCGGTTTTTCCCTTGCGTTCGCAAACGACAAAGAAACTGTCGTGGACGCGGAATTCACGGCGTTACCGCAGGACAAGGAAGGAACACTGATTCACTACGAAGAAGAAGTTCTGGAAGATACACAGAGTTTGAGCGATACAACCGAACAGAAACCGGTCGCAGATAAATAAAACAGATAAAACGATCACAAGGCGGCGTATAGACAAAAACGCCGCCTTTTTCAGAAGGAGAAAAGACAATGGCGAACATGAATTTTGATTTTAATAAAATCCAGAGAAGTTTTTTTAAAACGACATTAAAAGACGGTAGAGAACTGGTTGTAAAAATGCCGATGAAAAAAACATTTGAAAAAATTACGGCAGCACAGGAAATGGATCTGGAAGAAATGTCGGTAGCAGACGCGATGGACACACTAGGCGCAATATGCGCGGAAGTGCTGTCAAACAACCTGAATAAAGAAAAAATCACAATGAAATACATGACTGATAATTACGACACAGAAGAAATGGGCGAATTTATAAAAGGGTTTATGAACTTTGTAAAAGGAGTAAAAGCAGACCCAAACTAATTATACCGTTCTATGACGATCCGAACGCAAAGGAAATTCATTACAAACCAAAAACAAACGCCGAAAAAATGGTAGCGAAATACATGGGGCTTAATTTTTGGGAAGTGGAAGAATTAGATCTTGACGTTTATTTGTTCATGGCGCGGGAATCGGTAATTTATTTTAATTCGCAGACGGAATCAGGGCGGGAATACCTTGAAAACTGTTGGAGAATGACGCAGACGAAGCCGGATCGGCAGCAGTTGCGAGAAAAATTCGGAAAGAAAGGGGGAGAATAAATGGCAAGAAGCAAAATCGCCGGAATTACAATCGAAATCGGCGGAGATACTACGAAGCTAGATAAAGCCATGCAAGGGGCTAATAAAACCGTAAGAACTACACAAACGGAATTAAGAGAAGTAAACAAATTACTGAAATTAGATCCGAAAAATACAGAATTATTAGCGCAAAAACAGGAACTTCTATCAAAAGCGGTCGCCGGGACGTCTGAAAAACTGGATATTTTGAAAGAAGCCGAAAAACAGGTTCAGAAACAGTTTGAACGCGGCGAAGTGTCAGAAGAACAATACCGGGCATTACAAAGAGAAATCATCAAGGTTTCGAATGATTTAGACGCGGCGGAAAAAGAAGCCAAAGAAACCGCACAAGCGTTGAAAGACGTCGGAAAGAAAGAAGAAGATATCGAGAAAGTATCGGAACGCGCCGACGAATTCAAAGACAAAATGAAAGCGGCAGGCGAAGCGGTAGAAACCGGAATGAAAGCAGCCGGAGCGGCAATGGTGGCAGCCGGAACGTATAGTTTGAAGTTTGAAAGTGAATACGATCAGGCATTAAACACGCTTGCGACATCAACAGGCGCGGCAGCAGATAAAATAGACGGACTGGATAAAGCGATGGCGGCCGTATATGAAAACAATTACGGAGAAGATATTCAGGAAGTCGGCGAAGCTATGGGCGTAATTGTGCAGCAGACAGGCGAAATGGATCCGTCGAAATTACAAGAAATGGCGGAAAGCGCATTCACACTCCGGGACACCTTCGATATGGACGTCGGAGAATCTATGCGGGCAGTAAATCAGCTAATGACGCAATTCGGGTTATCTTCCGAAGAAGCGTTCGACCTTGTGGCACAGGGCGCACAAAACGGGCTGAACAAAAACGATAACCTACTGGATTCGATAAATGAATACGGACCAAAATTCGCACAAATGGGACTTTCAGCTTCGGATATGTTCAATATGTTCAAAAACGGAGCGGAAGCAGGCGTTTTTGATATCGACAAATTAGGCGACGCAGTAAACGAATTTTCTATCAGAGTAAAAGACGGAACGGCGGACAATGCTTTTAAAGAATTGGGAATGGACGTGGACGCAACAAAGAAAGCGTTCGGAGAAGGTGGCGAAGCAGCAAAAAAAGCAATGCAGGACACTTTCGAAGCACTGGGAAAAGTATCTGATCCACTTGAACAGAACACTATCGGCGTTGAATTGTTCGGTACAATGTGGGAAGACACAGGCGGACAAGCAATCTTGGCAATGGGAAACATGGAAGGCGCGGCGTCAGATGCAGCCGGAACAATGGAAAAAATCAAAGAAATGAGATACGACGATCTGGCAAGCGAATTTCAAGGGCTTGGAAGATCCATACAAACAGAACTAATAAAACCATTAGGCGAAGAGTTGGGACCGGTTGCAAAGGAAACGATTGACACAGTAAAAGAGAATTTGCCGCAAGCGAAAGAGATTTTAAAAGAAGTGCTTACAGATATAACAGAATTTATAAATTTCTTTGTAAGTCATGCAAATGTATTGCTGCCGCTAATAGCGGGAATTGGCGCAGCACTTTTGACGTGGAATGTCGTTACTATGATACAAGGAATGGTGGCAGCTATAAAGGCGTGGACGGTGGCAACCGAAGGAGCGACACTGGCTCAAAAAATACTGAATTCAACAATCTTAGCAAATCCGGCGGCGTGGATCATAACAGCGATAGTCGGGGTTGTAACAGCATTAGTTTTACTGTGGAATAATTGCGAAGCATTCAGAGAAGCAGTAAAGGGAATCTTGTCAGCTATCGTACAATTTTTCAAAGATGCATGGAACAAAATTCAGGAAGCGTGGGCGGCCGCACAACCATATTTCGAAATGATAAAAGAAGGAATCAAAACCGCTTTTTCGGTAGTTACGGAAATCCTGACAGCACCGTTTCGAATCGCTTGGTTTTTAATAACTTCGATCTGGGACATTGCAACTACATATTTTCAGAATGTGTGGATCGGAATCCAGACCGTTTTTTCAGTCGTTGGGCAGATAATCGGCGGATTTTTCGAATCTGCATGGACCATTATAAAAGGCGTCTGGGATGTGGTTGTTCTGTATTTTCAAACAATCTGGTCGAATATACAGGCTGTATTTTCGGTAGTTGCTACAGTTTTAGGCGGATTTTTTCAAGTTGCATGGACCACAATTACAACAATCTGGGACGTGGCGACCGGGTATTTTCAAATGATCTGGTCTGTGATACAGGGAATTTTTTCGGTTGTACAGTCCGTACTTTCCGGCGACTTTTCAGGCGCATGGGAAGCGATAAAAGGCATCTGGTCAGCCGTGACTGGTTGGTTCGGTCAGGTATGGTCAGGGATTCAGAATATTTTCGGATCTGCCGGAAGTTGGTTCGGATCAATCTTCCAGTCAGCATGGAACGCGGTTCAAAATGTCTTTTCAAACTGGGGATCATTCTTTTCTGGCTTGTGGGGCATTATCCGAAACACATTTTCAAATCTGGGAACGTCTATCGCGAACGCGATCGGCGGCGCGGTAAAATCCGGGATCAATGGCGTAATATCTATGATTCAAAACACGGTCAATTCCGCGATCAGAATTATCAATGGAGCAATTAACTTAATTAACCGTCTTCCGGGCGTATCGGTTGGGAATGTCGGATATTTAAGTCTACCACGACTGGCAAAGGGCGGTATTTTAACCAACGGCCGCGCGATCGTGGCAGAAGCGGGACCGGAGATTGTCGAAATGGTAAACGGTAAAACAATCGTTACACCACTTTCGGGGACAGCAAAGAACACGGCACTTGAAAGAAACTTCGGCGGACAGAAAGGAACACTGAAACAAGAAATCAGCGTGAATATAGAAAAATTTTACAACAACCGAAAACAGGACGTGCGCGAACTGACGGAAGAAATTATGGAAATGGCGCAGGAATTAAAGGAAAGGGACGATAAAGTATATGCTTAATGAATTTTACGACGATATCAACAGCTTTACATATAACGGGCGGAATTCGCTTGATATGGGACTGGCAGTATACGAAAAAGAAAACATATACGGCCGTCCCAAACCAGTTATTGAAAAAGTCAACATTCCGGGACGGGGCGACGTGATTCTGAACAACAAAACAGATCCGATTGATAACGAAGAATACGAAGATTTTCAGAAGGTGTATAAATGTTATGTTATGCCGGAAGAATATCAGGATCTTGAAATGGTCGCCCGGAATGTGTATGCGTGGCTATATCAGACTGTACAATATGCACGACTTGACGACAGTTACGAACGCAATTACTACAGAATGGCCCATGTATCAGAAGAAATGTCGGTGGAAGAAATCGCCGCCGCACTTCTGGGGACCTTAGAAATTCAGTTCACTTGCCACCCGTATAAATATTCATACGACGGCGAAAGAACACTGACACTCACAAAAGCGATAAGCATTTTCAATACAGAAGGATTTACGGCTTATCCGTACATGAAGATCTATGCGGCGGGTGCGGTTACGTTGTATATCAACGATCGCGCCCATACATTCAAGGAAATAGAAGACTATATCGAAGTAGACAGCGCGTTATTAAATGCGTACAAAGGGGACACGCTACAAAATAACAAAATGACTACGACATTATTTCCGAAACTGGTAGCGGGCGAAAATAAAATACGTTGGGCGGGCAATGTGAAGAAAATTGACATTGTGCCGCGTTGGTGCTGTCTGTGATACCGATTCTATATGATCCCCTTGAAACACAATTTGATTCAAACGGAATCGGACTTCTGACGGACGCGATATCTTGCATTGTAGAGGAAGAAAGAAACGGATCTTTTGAACTGACTTTACAATATCCGCAGGAAGGGCGACTGGCGAAATACATTACAGAAGATGCAGTAATCAAAGCAAAACCAAACGACAAAGACGGCGATCAGCTATTCAGGATCTATAAATCAGGAAAGCCGATCGGGGGCGTGAACACCTACTACGCCGAACATATCAGTTATGAATTGAACATGAATCCGGTATGTCGTCCGAAGATATCAGGGAAGAACGCACAAGAAGCGATCGCGCAGCTTTTAGAAGAAGCAGTGGTCGAAAACAACTATACGGCGTGGTCGGATATCACAACCAGAAACAGCACACAGATAGACGACGTGTTAAGCGTTCGAAATATTCTGGGCGGCACAGAAGGATCAATCCTTGACGTCTGGGGCGGGGAATATCAATTCGATAATTTTATCGTAAAGCTGCATAAATCCCGCGGATCAGATACCGGGGCGACGATCCGGTACGGAAAGAACCTGATTTCAGCAGAACAGGAAAGAAACATCGGCGACGTGATAACGGCGATATTTCCATATTGTTATTACACACCGGAAAAGGAAGAAGGAGCGACGGAAGAACCAGATCCGGTTTTCGTTTCACTTCCTGAAAAGTTTATCAACACACCAAACGCGGACAAATACGCCCGCCTAAAGTGTGTGCCAATGGATTTTTCAGACGAATTCGAAGACGGCGTGATCGTATCGGAAGAAATGCTTCGCAAGGTTGCAAAAACCTACACAGAAAGCGGAATCGATGAACCGAAAATATCGATCAAAGCGACATTCCAAAATCTGAAAAAGACAAAGGACTATGAAAATATACAGGCACTTGAAACGATCGGAATTTGTGACACTGTAACGGTCATGATCGAAAAACTGGGAATCGAAGTCAAAGCAAAGATCGTTAAATACTCATACGACAGCATCAAAGAGCGATTCGACAGTGTGGAGATTGGAGAACCAAAAACAAACCTGACAAAAGCGATCACGGCCGCACAGAAGAAGCAGAAAGAACAGATTATAAAATCCGCCACCCGCGCAGAGATTATACAGAAACGTATCGAACAGACCATAAAGGACGTGACGGCGGCAATTACGGGCAATTCCGGCGGCCATGTGCTTTTATATCCGGCAGAGAATCCACAGGAAATCTACATCATGGACACAGATTCAACAGCAACGGCAAAGAACGTCTGGCGGTGGAATCTGGCCGGACTGGGACATTCAAGTAACGGAATCGGCGGACCGTTTGAAACAGCGATCACGGCAGCAGGTCAGATCGTGGCTGATTTTGTGGCGGTTGGAAAACTAAACGGCGCACTGATCGAAGCCGGGACCATTAACGCGGAATCCCTGTCGGTAGAGTATAGACAGAGCGTAAAGAAGTACACAGACGACGGCGACGCGAAACTGTTATCGGAAATGAAGTCAAGATTCGAAGTAACAGGCGAATCAATCACGGCGGAAGTAGAAAGAGCGCAGGCGGCAGAAAAGACCATATCGGACGATCTGAAACTGACAAAGCAGGACGCGGAAGATTTCAAAGAAAATGTCGAAGGAGCATTCCGGGACGGCATAATCACGGAAACAGAAGCACAGACGATCGAAAGATATATCAAAGAACTGGAAAAAGACAATGCTTCAATCCAAAAGCAATACAACGCGGTTCTGGATTCAGCTTCGAGACAGTCAACAACAACAGGAAGTAATTTTTCGATTAAATTCAATGCAGATTGCAAGACGGAAATATCATCAGGCGGAACGAAATACGATTATCTATATTTATTCTACCAGAAGGACGGGAAGATCTATAAGGCACTAGACAAAGTAAGCGGCGCAGATATCGCCGGGAATACCTACATTGTACCGTCAACCGATATCTATATTCAATGGTATTCGGACGGTTCAGGTAATAAAGACTACGGATTTTCAATCGACGAAATCAAACAGGTGTCAACGGCAGCCAATACGACCGGAACAGAAAGCACACTTCCGACTTACGAAGTGATCGAAGCTGCCACCGTGTCAATGATCCAGACGTCGCACCCATACGAAAATAATATGCGTAAGTTGTGGCACTACAAAAAGCGGACGGCCACACGGTCAACGCTCATCAGCAAGAAAAACGCATACACGAACGCATACAACGCACTGATAACCGCAATCAACAACGCAATTTCAGACAAAAAGATCACGGCGACAGAGAAAGCAAACGTCAATACGAAATTCGATGCATATAACGCAGCACTGGCGGATTTGAAAGAGACAATCGAAGCAGCAGGCGTGGACGTGGCAGCGATTGCAGCGGCAGCAGTCGCAGAGTACGCAAGGGCGGCGATCAAAGTAGAAGCAGACAAGATCGAACTTCGGGTAACATCGAAGGAAGTGGAATCGCTGATTGAACAGAAGGCGGATTCTATCAGGTTAAAGGCTTCGAAAATCAGTTGGACTTCGACATATTCAAGCATGACAGAAAACGGAACACTGACTTGCCAGAATGCGACAATCAAAGGAACACTATATAGTGAAAACGGGAAAAACAAAGTATATCTTCGAAATGGGCGAATGGAAATCACATACAATTCGCAAGATATCGGATTGATCGGCGGTAACGGGTTCGAAGGATATTCGGACAAAGAGGGACTGAACTTCGATCTGGAATACACTGGCGACTATATGGCATGGGCCGCACAACCGCGATCCGGTTCAACGTACGATGTTAAATGGACTTATGCAAGATCGAGTTTTGCAAATTTGACAGGCGGCGCGTTGAATGCGGGCTGCGATATAGATATGCACAACTGGACACTGAAAAACCCGTCGTTTGAAGGCGGCGGAATCAATGGAACGATCAACTTTACACAAATATTAAACATGAATAGCGACGGTAGTTGCAGATATTCAAACGGTTGCCATATGCAATTTAAAAACGGGATTTTAGTTTCTGGAACATGGAGCAACGGTTAGAAGGGAGAAAACATGGCAGACGAAGAAAAAGAAGAATCAACAGAAGAACAGGCAGAAGAAAGAAAACACATATTACAGGAAGCCGAAAAAATTGTAAAAACGCCGGACATTATAGAAGCAACTGACACAGAAGAAAGCGACACGGAAAAGGCGTTAAAAATTTTGTTAGGAGAAGAAAAGTAAATGAGTATGACGGAAGCCGCAAGGCAGATTAGAAAACTGATTGAAATAACAGCAAACAACCTGACTGATGAGCAGGCGGCGGAATTGCCGTATTGCTTCCCAGAATGGGAAGAAGGGGTGGAAGTAAAAGAGGGCGAACGCTACGCATTGCGAAGCGCCGCCGCATTCGCCCGAAACATGGACGAAGAACCGGAAGGACTGATTCTTTTTAAGTGCAAAAAGGCGCATACAACCACGGTCGACACTATGCCGGAAGAATCGCCGGAACTATGGGAAGCGTTATAGAAAGGAGAAACAATGGCAGAAGAAAAGAAAGAAGAACAAAAGGAAACGCGACTGCCGGACGGATTCAGAATCGAACAGGCGCGAAATTACTTGCGAATGCATATCAACCGGGCAGCAGCAACGTATGATCTACCGGGGGAAGTTATCGACCTGATAATCGAAGGACTTCTGGCAGAGGAACAACGACAGAGAATCGCGCTCATGGCAGAACAGACCAACATTCTGGTTAATAGAAAGGAGAACGAAGCATAATGGCAACGGATATCACAATCACACAAAAGATCACGATTGAACTTGACGGGAAAAGCCCTTTCGAATATGTCGTGATGAAACAGAGCGATAAGGGTTCGCGAATTCTGGCAGTCTCATTATTACAAAACAAACAACCGTATGAAATCCCGACGGGCTGCACCGCGCGGATTAAATACTATAAGCCGGACGGAAACCCGGTATTGAATGACTGCACCTTGTCAGGGAATGAAATTCTTGTAACCTACACGGAGCAGATGTTAGCGGCTGCAGGCGTCGGAAAAGGCGAAATTGTTCTGTTAAAAAATGGAAAGGAATTGAAGTCAGCGACCTACTACACGAAAATTGTAGAAACCGTATACAAGACAGACGGGTTCGTGAGCGACAAAGAATTTCTTTCTATGGGAACAATTTTTAACGATATGGATCAGGCAGCGCAGGCAGCGACGGCAAACGCAAAGATCGCGGAAACTGCCGCCGCAAATGCAAATCAGGCGGCCAACAGCGCAAACAGCGCAGCAAGCGCGGCCAACAGCGCAGCCGAAAAAGCCACATCAGCAGCGGGCACAGCAAACGGCGCAGCAGCAGCGGCAAATCAGGCGGCCAACAGCGCAAACAGCGCAGCAAGCGCGGCCAACAGCGCAGCCGAAAAAGCCACATCAGCAGCAACAAAAGCAACAAAAGCAGCCGAAGCAGCAACAACGGCGGCGGGGAATGCAAATAGCGCAGTTACAAAAGCAAATGAAGCGACAACGGCAGCGAATACAGCAGCACAGAAAGCAACAGAGCAGACAACGGCAGCAAAAGCGGCGACAGAAGCGGCGCAGAAGGTAGCGGACAACGTAAGCGGAATTATTGACGAAAAGATTCTGGAAGCCTTTTTCGGCTCTATGAGGAATGGAAAGATATATCAGACAGAATTATATTTGTCAGTAACAAATCCGACGTCGGACGGAACGAAAACGCTTGCAAATGCCGGGAAAGTATGCGAACCATCAACTGATACGGTAGAAGGGCAGGACGACTACGAAGGTATCGGGATCTTTACATGGTTTAACTGCAACTACGTAACGAACGAATACGGCAGGAAGGTCCCGACGGCAGTTGAAGGTTGGGGGAACGGCTTCAAGAATGACGGTTCGGTAGATGTCGGCGTAATTGCTATGACACCATACTGGAACGTGGAAGAAAAAGACGGGAAGCAGATCTGGACGTTGTCAGATACGCCGAACGATGAATACGGGCTTGTAGGTTGGGAAACCGCAAAGAAAGAAGACGGAAACTTCGCCCCGTATGTCGTACATAGTAAATATGTAAGCGGAATCGGAACAGACGGACTTTTGCGATCCTTTAAAAATTCCAAACCAGAAAGAAACCAGTGTTACAACAACATGATTACAAACTACCAGAAGAAAGGGAAAGGCTACTGGGGCGGCGGAAAAGAAAGAAACCTGTATAGAATCCTGTATCAGGTTATCAAGTACGCAACAAAGAACGAACAGACTATTTTTCAGGGAACGACAAACTATAACTTCCAGTATGCGGCAGCAGTACAGAGAGAAACGAAAGAAACCTATTTTCCGGTAACAAATGCACAGGCGGCAAATGTTATCGTCGGCGCGTATGTATCGGTCGGCTATGGTTCGGTAAGCGGATCAAACGTAAATAACGATCGCGGCGTCGGTACGATTCACAAATACGCGGACGATGTAAAGGTATTGAGAATCGAAGATTTGGACGAAAACAACAAAGCGGTATATCTGGACGTGAAAGAAGGGTTCACGACAACACCGGTCGCGATCAGCGACACAGTAAACGCACCGATCACAATGTCTTCTATGCACTGGTGGAGCGGATCAACAGATCAGGTTATCGGAAAACACGACGGATCGTTGACGTCGAACACAGACGGCAAACACCCGTATAGAGTTATGGGTATCGAAGATGCGGTCGGCGGATATATCGTATATGCAGATTCTGTGATGGTATTTAAAGAAGATTATAGCAAAGACGTATATATCGCCCGCCGGGGGACAAAACACGTCACAGACGAAGCAACAATCAAAAGCACATATAAACTGATTGGAAACATTCCGGCAAACGACGGCGCGGATTTCTGGATCGGAGATATCGGAGTAGATACGGAAACTTGTGCATGGTTCGTGAAGGCAGTCGGCAGCAGTGATCGGCAAGGTTGGGGCGATCGTTGCTATGCAGGCGGAAAGAACACATCAGGAACAAGAGAAGACCTTGGACGCGGTTGTCTCTGGTATGGCGCGTATGGCGGCCCCGTTTGCGTGTTTTGCTGGAACTGGCTTGCCTGGGCGGGCTGGAACTGCCTCGGCTGCGATTGCTCCAGT